ATTATACCATTCAACAGTTTCAGCTTCTGATGCAAAAGTTGGTTCAGTAGCACCAAGTGCTTCCCAATTAAGTTCATCTTGTGTAGCAAGTCTTAATATGCCATCACTATGTACTAATTTTTCAAATGCGCTTACTACATCAAAAGTGAAATACGTGTACTTAGGTCTAGTAGCACAAATCTGTTGAATAGCTTCGTTTGCAAATAAGTGAAATCTAGCACTAATATTGTTTAAACTTAACTCACTTTCTTCTAAATCTAAGTGAGCTGTTACGGCTTCTTTTAAATAACCGTATGAATATTGACTTTTCATTTACATTCTCCTTTTTATCTATGAAATTATCTCATTAATGTGTTTAAGATGTTTCTTTTCATCCTATAAGTGATTATTAATATAGACTTAATAAAATATATTGATTATATGAAATCATCTCAGATATATCCTAAAATGATTAATTGTGATTGCATTTTCACAAATCATATAATAAATATAGCCGACCAAACTAAGTTTAGTCGGCCACATTATGAAATTGATCAAATTTTACTTATTAGTCAGCAGCGACAGTATAAGTAATTACAGCATCACCATTTGGCATAATGAAGCTTGTAGCATTAGTTGGAAGAGCTACAGAGTTAACAGCAAGAGCAGTTAAGTGGTAATTAGCAGTTGGTGTAATTGTTAAGGCAACTACTTCACCAGCATATGCAGTAGATTTTTCAGGAACTACAGTAGCGTTAGCTGCAGCAGTAACAGTAATATCATGTGCAGAACCATCAACAGTTTGGACAGTGCCAACTACTGCGATTGCGTCAGTATGAACTACTGGAGTGATTTGAGTAAATGTAGCAGGGTCATTCCAAGCACCACCTGAACCATCTGGAGTACCGATATAGATATATGCGATACCTCGCCATGATGGACAGAAGAAGTCAAATGCTTGCTTACCAGCATAGTGTAAACCATCTGGGTCTTTTGTTTTGAAGACATCTAGCTTAAATGGGAAACGTTCAACCATCATTGGTCCCATATTTTGGCTATTGTAAGTTGGATCTAACATTAAGATACCTTTAGCTAAACCGTTAGTTGCAGCAAATTGTGGAATTTGTTGATCAAGATTACCATTTAGATATGGAGTAGTATATAAGTCAAATTCATCTTTAGCTGGGTTTAATGATGGTTTACCAACTGTTGCTGTAAAGTCATTAGCAGTTAAGACATTCTTGATGGCTAATTTAAGATGAGCATCATCAGTCATAACAAGAGTTTTGCGGTTATCAGAACCAGCTAATTGACCATTGTCATCTAGGTAATTTGCCATAATACTTCTAATTTGATATAAGCCATTTGCTAATTTAGCATATGCTAGCTTATCACTACCATCTAGTGCAATTGGGATGTAGAACTTGTTAGATTGCTTTAACGCATTAAATTCAGCGTCTGACATACCTTCACGTCTTACAACTGTATGACTCTTACTAAAAATTGGGTTTTTAGTAGTATTCATGGTGTCGCCGTCTGGAGTATCAGCAGAAGTTAACAATAAATATGTCTTAGACACTTTATCGTAAATCTTACCACCAAAGAATGCTGTAAGTGCGAAAATACCATATTGAACTACTTGGCGATGCCAAGCTAATTGGTATGCAGCGACTTTTTCACCGATTGACTTAGGATCAGCTTCTAATAGCAATTGCCAAGTAAAGCTAATCTTACCAGAGAAAGCCTTGTAACCAATAGTGAAACGGAAACCGTCACCATCAGTAAAACCGGGTGCTGATGCATAGTCTACTGTACCTTCAAACGCTTGTTTGAAACCAGTCGAACTACCATAAGATTTTTGGAAGCGATCGAGATTTACAGTTTTGTAAATCTTAGTTAATGGATTGTCTTTTTGGAAAGTTTCTTGACGCTTAGCATAGAGTTCTTCTAATGCATTATGCATGATATCAAACGATTGAGGTAATCTTAAACCTTCATCAATATTAAAGAATTTCATAGTGTTTTACCTCCTTAACGTACTACTGAACCAGTAGCTGGCTTAACTGGAATGATTTTGATATCATCTGAGTTAATGATCTTATATAATGCTACTCGTTTCATAGTAGCCGTTACAGCAGTTGGAGCATCAGTTGCTGCAGCATCAGCTGTAGTATTTGCTAAAATACCACTAGCAGCAGTATTAAACTGTTCACCTTTAATACTCGTAGTATCTAAACTGTCATCCGTTTGAGCTACGATATGAGTAGCTGTACCAATAGAGGTAGCAGTTACGTTAGCTGGCGCAGTAATATAACATGAGCCGTCTGATAAACGAACCAGTTTAACTAATCTACCGGCAGCAAAACCAGTCTTACCACCATTAGTATCTGTACCGTCCATAACTTCACATTGGTGCTCTGGGATAGCAATTTGCATATACCCAGTTTTAAAATCGGCTAAATAGCCTGATGTTAATAACATAATTTACTCTCCTATTCTTTGACTTCTACAGTCTTTTGATTTAATTCTGTTTCAGTAAGATCCGGATTGAAGTATTTATACATACTACGTTCTTCAGGAGTCAATGCTCGCATTTTACCTGGGCTCTTACTTGGGTTTGGAGCTAAATGATTAGTACTACCTTTAGAGGCAATTAACATATCAGTTGGATTGCTAGCAATAATAGCTCTAGATAAATCTACGCCTTTATTTTGCCATAAATCAAGCGCTTCTTTTGATATATTTTCTCTAGTCAGTTTAATACCAGTCATTTGTTCCAATTTAGCTAATTCGTTAGTAATGTAATTATCTTGCTCTTTAGCTTTTAGTGTTTGTAATTCTTGCAATCTTGGATCAGCTGCTAAACGTTTAGCAATAATAGGCTCGATTATTTTTTCAACATCGTCTGGGTTTAACCCGGCGCCTTTAATTAAATTTGTTTCGCTAGCCTTTTGCATTTCTTCATAAGTAGCAAAGCCTAATTCTTTAGCCATCTTTTCTTGCATTTCTTGCTCAACTTTGGCTCTAACTTCTTTTTCAGCTTTTTCTCTTACTTCATTAATACGTTTTGTCATAGCAGCGGTCATTGATGCTTTGTCTTGCTCATTTAGTGGCGGAGTACCACTTGTGCTGTCATTAAATAACTCATCGATATTAATAACTACACCTGCTCCATTTTGATTGTCGTTCATAATTAAGTCCTTCCTGTAGTTTGCGAATACTACAATTCAACGCATTTTCTAATTCTATTATATTATATCTCTAAATGGTACTATTTTCTTCACTTTTTTCTTCAATTTCGCTATTTTGTGTAGAACTTTCTTCTTGTTCAATAGGTTCAGGTTCGACAATAGGTTCAGGTTCGACAATAGGTTCAGGTTCGACAATAGGTTCAGGTTCGACAATAGGTTCAGGTTCGACAATAGGTTCAGGTTCGACAACCTCAGATTGAGTTACAGTACTAAGCGATGTATTAGAAGTCGGTAGTGGCTCTACTGGTTCAGTTACTCTAGTTAATTCGGCGCTTTTTATACTTTGTAGTAATTCACGAATTTCATTAAATTCACTTACAAATGTATTAAACTTATTATCTAATTCAGTAATAGTTTGTACTGGTACCACATCAGTAGTAACTTTAGATAACTTGTCAACTATCTTTCTAACATCGGTAATTGATTTACTATCATACGCATTGTTCTCTCGGACAGTTTGTGCAACAGCGTCGCTAATACCTTTGATAAATGTCGGTATGAAGTCTTCCATCTTTAACATAGTTTCATTAGCCTTAGTTGTTGTAGTCTCAACAATATTTTGACTTTTTTCAGTAACTATGTCCATAGTTTGCTTAGCTAAGTTTGGTAACATTTCTGTCATCATCTTAGTCATATTAGTTTCAAAAGTATGCAATAATTCATTTCCTCGGTCATTAGAGGCAGTTAATATCTGCTCTGCTAATTCAGGTAAAATAGTAGCTACTATGCTTTTAACTTCAGATAAAGTATTAGTAACTTTAGCTTCTTGTTCAGCATTCGCGGTTTGTGTAGTAGTCTGATAACGCTTTAAGAAAACTGAACCTAGTGCCATAATAATTACTGCAACTACGATACTGGCTATATTAATAATGTTAACATAGCCAGAAGTATCCACACCAGCAATAGTTAGCGCATTCGTTATAATGATTAATAAGAATGCACTTAAACTACCAACTATTGATAAAATAAACTTAATTTTGTCACTCATTATTTAGTTCCTCCTGTTACATCTTTAATTAGATTAAAGGCTTTATTTTCTTTTTTAGCTAGTTCTAACTCAGTACGTCTATTCATTGCTTCAATTCTACGTAATTCTAATTCAACTTTACGATTAGCCTCTTTTGCTAAAGCGATCTTAGTATCTTCAGTCATTTTAGCAGCTTTATGCTCACGTTTTAAACGTTCACGTTCTTTTTCAGCTTCACGCTCTTCTAATATTTGTTGAGTTAACTCTTTAGCCGTTTCATCTAAATAAGTCGCTTCTGGTAAATTAGAGGCTGCTCTGAATTCGTTTAGCTCTCTAAACTTATTCTTAACAAATGCTGGAATTTCTTTTAACTTCAATAAAGTCAAGATAATCGATGTTAAGAAATTAGTACCAATAGTACTTAACATTGCTACAAATACTGGTAATTTGCTAGGATCATAGCCAAACTTAAAACTTTGAATAGCTAATACTGAAGTAACTAATGACATTAATACAGTTTGAAAAACAGTACTAAGCTTATTAGTTGGTCTATACGACTCTAGTACTCGTCTACCTTTTCTAAATGTAGATTGAGTAATATAATTCCAAAAAGTCTTATGTATAACAGTAGAGGTATATTTTACGTGTTTATAGTGACGTAATATTCTAGGTGCTTTTTTATAACGTTTATATAAGTCATGTAATTCATAAGTTTCTTTAGCATATTTATTCTTACGTTTACTTAATTTATATTGTTGATAGGTTGGTTTAATGGCATTAGCTGCAGCTCGCAACTCATCAATAGATTTATAGCCGAAGCCGCTTAAATATTCAAATTGAGCGGCTTCTCTATTATTAATAGTACGTGTAGCATTAAATCTAATAAATTGATGCTGATTTTTCAAAAGATCACCAGTTGTCTTACCATCTAACTTTTCAGAAAATTGATATTCATTACTTTGATAATACTTACTTTTAATTAAGCTACTACCTAGTAACTTCGACTGAATGTTAAGACTTATTGTAACAATAATTAACGCATAGTTTTCTGGTTGCTTTATCATATCAGTCCATTTTACATCTTCGGGCAAAGTGATAAACATGACTACAAACAATATTGCAATAGACATTACAAAGATTATAAGTCCAAGACTTTGTACTATGAAGTTAGCAAATCTACTAAATCGATCTCGATTAGTCATATCTTATCACCTCTTAAACCTAGCTACAATTTGATCAATAGATAATTGTACCTCAGGTGGTAATTCACCAACAGCGGTAGGTGTAGGCAGAGTATTAGTACTAATGCTACTCTCTAAATAGCCTTTGCTCTTTGCAAATTTTTCAAAGCCTAAAAATAGTAACCAACCAATAGTAGCAGAAGCAAATACTTGGAACATATCAGACACAATCCAGGTAATCAATCCTAGAATAATTGTACCTTCAGCAAGTCCAACCAGTACTGCTATTCGCCAATATCGTTTAACCAAGGCTTTAGTGCTCTTACGTAAGATAACTAATAGTACTGTTACTAAACCAAGAATTGTACCAATTGAAGCACCAATTATCTTTAACCATAGATAAGGTATAGTACCAACTGGTTGCTCGAAATAGGCTTTATATAGAATTCGCATAGTATTAGCAAACTCTCGTATCCAAGCATCTCTTGCATAATTTGGATCACTTTCGTCTGTTATTACATTTTTATAACGCAAATATACAATACCTTGTAACATTTCAGATTTGGTATTATTATCAGTTATAAATTGTATACCAAGTATGCCGATATCTACATCATTAACTTCAGCACCATGAAAGTCAATAATAGCATATTCGTTAGTTGCTTCGATTACGGTAAATAACAATGGTTTGCTATCTTCGTCTCGTACATATAAATCAGTTATAAGTGCGTTATAGTTATCATAAGCTACCATATTAATCATAGTAGTCTCATTAGCATCTATGACTAATTTAACATCATAGCCACTATCTAATGCAAATAAACTTTGTACAAAAACCAAGATAGCTAATGGTAAGAAGCCAAGTAAACCTGCTATACCATATACCAATTTTGTTTTAGTTTTCATAATTACCTCCTAGTAATTTAAGTTGTTGGGATAGGTGGTAATTGATAGTCCGCGTTATCACCTGTAAAATGATCTAAGTAGTATTGAATAGCCCACGCTGGCGCTTCAATTAGCCAGCTATTAAATGCACCTTTGTCAATAGGAATTGGAATGCCATACTCTTCCCAATCAGCTTGGTTCGGATGTGAGCCTATATATCTATTCGAACCATCTTGTTGCACAAATACATAAGCATAATTTGTGTAGTGAATAAAGTAATCATAATTTAAATTCCATGCAGTCCAATAACCTTCTTTGTAATTAACTGCTGGTGGGTTTTCCCAATAAAATGGGTTAGTAACTACCGGTGGTTCTTCTACATTAGGTCTCTTCTGATCTTCAGGAAGTCCACTCCATGTTAAGAATAACTCAAATAGCAGTTCATCATCATAGTCAGTTAAAGGCACATAACCATTTTGTTCTGCCCACCAATTAAAATCTTCTTCTAAGTAAATAATTGCACGTAATACTGTTGCTGTATTTTCATCAAGAGTAACACCTAATGTTGAAGCAACTTCAGATAATTTTTGTGAATATTCCACTGTCGGTTCTACCTCCTGTGTAGATTGGCATGCTACTAATAAAAGTAACAATGCTACGATAAACCATAATTTTTTCATAAGTTCCTCCTTATGCACTATATTCTAAAACCCAAGCATCGGTATCAACCTTGATAAGTCTCAAAGGTTTGTACCGCGTTCCATAAAATGGTACTACAGATGAACCGTTTACAGTAACACCACTTCCACAAGAAATTTGCAGTCCACCTGTATTATAATTGATAAATGTGAATTCTGTACCAATAGGGAATGCTTGTGAACTATTTGCAGATATTGTAACAGTTCTTGTTGTAGTACCTGTGTAAATAAATAATGCTTTGTGACCATAAGTATATAATGTTGGTGTAAGTGAGTAACTTGTTCTTGATGCTGCATATCCCCAATGTCCACCAAATGTTGGAGCACCACTACCATTTGAATAGAGAATGTAATGGTCAGTTCCTGGTACTGTTGGCGCATAAAATGATGGGTTTTGATTGGCCACACCATTCATCGTAATATTGTTTGTAGTTCCACCTAATGTTGATGGATCAGTTAATGTGAAACCAGCTGCTGCATTCTTTTGTACGATACCAACTCCAACACCAAGACCAGCTAATGCCGTTAATAAAGTGTTTGCTTGTTGAGCACCTACATCTGTGTGAACATAAGCTAAAGCTGTTTTAACCGCTTCTACTGTTCTGTCTTGTGTTAAGTCAAGTCCTGCAAATACTCTTCCAACTGGTACTGGTGTAAAACCTAAAGCATTTTGCTTATTATTCCAAGTAGTTTTTTCAGTGTCAGTTACAAAACGATAAGAAGCGCTTTGTGTGATATTTGCTGGGTTACTTGTATCAACGTTAGGTACATTTCCAAGACCTACGTCACTTTTAACTAGACTTACAGCTCCAACTTTACCTGCAACTGATGTGACACTATCTGTTGGGGTTTCTAAAACATTGAAGTCAGCTGATGTCATTGCGGTTCCACCGTTGTGAATGTATGTTTGCTTTTCCTCAGTACAAATGATAATATCGCCTTTTTGAACAGGTGTTGCAAGTGAAGCATACTCTAATGTGATAAACACTGCTAATGTCGTTGTAATATGCCGATCAGTGATTGCTATTGCTGGAAGTTGTGAAGCATCGATCATACCAGTTATTTCATTAAAGGCATATCCAGGCTTGTTAGCTGCTTTCGCCCAAGCTGCTATATCATTTGTTGCTAATGCGCCTATATCTGCTGGTGATGGTTTATAACCTTCATGGTAGAGACGATATGCAATTAAATTTGTGATAGCATCTCTATAAGTTAAATAGCCAGATCCTCCAAGCCACAATCTTGCTTGTTCAACAGCACTACCATTTTTCCAAACAATGTCACCACTATCAGCAGCTTGAAATGTAATATCATTGTTAGCCATATTTAGTGCACCGCTTAAGTCTGATAAAGATGGTTTATTATTTGGCGAATAGACACGTTGCCCCAATTCAAATATATGTCCTGTTTCATAATCTAAATACGTATCTTTTAAATAAATTTTTATATCGCCAAATGCGTGAATTGGTTTATTAAAGTAAAACGCACCTCTATCAGTATTAAAATGTGTCCACGATGTATTTTGAGGACCAATTTCAACATAACCACTGTTGGTTTGTAACTTAATAGAATTACCAGTTCCTTTTTCAATTTTTGATAAAGCATCTGTTAAAAAATAGCTTGGTGCATATTGCGGTAATTTGGTTGTTTTCTTAGAACTTCCATAACTAATGTTACTTATGTTACTTGCTAATGAACTATCTATCCATGTAAAACTATTTAGCCCTGTATATCTTTGCTCACCAACAAAATATGCGGTTGAAAACCAATAAGTGGCAGTTGTTGTTTTTCTTAAACCTATCCAATCTGAACCACCATAAGTAAATGTTACGAGTTCCCATACATCAACATTGTTATATGTTCCACTAACATAATCTAGGTAAGCTCCATATGCATCAACCGAAGCTCCAACTGAATATCCAAAATCAATTCTAGATATGGCATATGCTCCACTACTTCTCTGTATAAAGATTGTTCCAGCGACATTGTTATATGCACCCATTCCTTTTGGGCAAAGAATGAGTATACCATCATTAATATCGGTAAATGCTAATGATTGGATTTTATAATCTCCAACTTTAGAAAAGTATCTTCCATCATTGTGTGCATCATGCGTACTGTCATGTGGAGCAGGGTTGTAAGTAGAGGGCTTGCCGTCGATATGTGACCAATGAGCTTTTAAGTATAAACGCTTATCAGGAGCAGTTTCCGTGTCACCAAACGTGCCTACTTTTCGCTGTAAATTACATAATATTGCCATATCGGCACCTCCTTATACAGTTACTTCGCCAACTTTAATTAATACTAAGGCTCCTTCACCGTGTTCTAATGAAGCATTGGCATCTGATAAATTACCAGCTTCAGTTGCTTGCCCATCATAAATCTTAATAGCTTGTATAAATCTAACTACATCGGCTACACGTTCTTTTGATACTGGTTTAGTTGCTAATACTGTTGCACTTCTAACTTCCTGTTGAGTAGCTAATTGTAATACGCCAGCCTGCTCTTCTGTACCAGATTGAATACTTTCTATTGTAGCTTCTGTAACGTGACCTAAGTCATTAACAATTAATTTTGCTAATTTTTGTAAGCCAGACAATGTTATATTTACATTAGCACCGCCAGTTGGATGTGATGATAAACCATTCAATTTAAGTTTATCAGCTGCTGACATAAGACCAGCGGCTGTTGTTGTTACTAATGGGTAAGTATGATTAACAATTTGCCATAATTTATTAACACCGCTAGTTCCCATAAATACAACCCAGTCATTTTTTTCAAGTTGAATTGCAGTAGTTCCATCGCCAGTAATAGATCCTCCGCCATCATCGCCATTTGTTATGATGTGACCAGTAGAAACAACCCATGAATTGGTGTCGTTTGAGTCTACTATAACAAAATCACCATTTAAAACACCATCTCCACTATTAAATGAATTTGCCCAAATAGCATCAAATGTATTTAATGCTGGTACAGATGCTGACCATGTAATAGCTCCAACTGGTTTGAGACCGCTTTTTAAAGATGTTGGCAATAACGATATATCGATTAAACCACTACCATCTAATAAACCTTCTACTGCTTGAATATGTGTTTGAAATACAACCATATTAGCATTACTGAATGTACCAACTTTTCTGGTTAATGCTACTATTGCTTTACCCATTATTGTTTACCTCCTTCAGGCACTTTTGGAGCAGTAAGTATATACTTCTTAGCTAACGTAGTCTTAATAACATCGAATACACTAAATCCTGAATTAACAGTATTAGCTATTAAATTGAAGCTAACATCAGTAAGATCAATTAATTGTGATAATTGTGTAAATAACTCATTGCGTTCTTTTAGTAAGTCAGTATATGCAAGTGCTAATTGTTCATATTGAGCTTGTTGTTTAACATTTAGTTCTGGCTCAACCGGTTTAGGCTCTAGTTTAGGCTCTGGTTTAGGTTCCGCTAGCTTAGCTTCTAATTTAGCATTATTTTGTGCCATATCTTTAATTGTAGCATTTAGTCGCTTGATCTCATCTCTAAGTTTAGCATTAATATTTTTACTATCAGCTAAGTCAGCATCTTTACTCTCAATAGTACTAATAGCCATCTTGTATTCTTCGACTAAGCCTGCTTTTGTCAACTTCATTTTTTGTTCTACGAAATTACTTTCCATGAGTATTCTCCTTATATCTATATTGTACCAATAACTATAAAAGCATATTGGCCTTCGTCTAAATCAGCATTATTAGCTTCTTCAAAACTATCGTAAACACGTATAGTATTAATGAAGTTTAAGTTATTAATAATCGTAGTTATTTCTGATTTAGTATAATAATTACTTAAGTCTACTACAACATTACTTAATAAAGTATCAATTTGCGATTTAGTATAGTAATTTAAAAATGTAGCATTTATATCAGTTACTAATGTATCAACCTGTGTTGTATTATAATAGTTAGCTAGTAATGCATCAACCTGTGAGGTATTATAATAGTTAGATAGATTAGCAGTTGCTTGAGCAATTAATGCTATAACTTCAGGTTTAGTGTAGTAATTATCTAGATTAGCAGTTGCTTCAGCAATTAAAGTTACAACTTCAGATTTAGTGTAGTAGTTATTTAAGTTTAATTCCACAGTACCTATACTATTCCAAATGTTTAATGCTGCATTCCAAACATACCCGATTGACATAGTAGCATTAATTGGTACAACATAGATACGATTAACTTCACCAGACTCTGGTAACTCAGTAACAACAGTTATTAATTCTAATTTTAACAAATTTGTAACTATTGCATTATTTAAGTAATCAGTTCTAAGTGATACTTCGCCATTAACAATATTAAATTGATTTGTAAGAAACTTAGCAATACCAGCTACGTTATATCTAGCTTTTGGCACGTATACAAATATACGTTCTTCGGCTAAGATATTAGGCTTTTCTGGTACTATAGCAGTAAATAGTCTATTTTTAGCTGGTGTTGAATAAGTGCTTACTTCTTGCTCTACAACTGCATCCTCAGTAGCTTCGGGAGCTGTTGTAGTAATTGCAGCATACAGATCTTTAGGAACATCAGCAGTAACTGGTTCATTAACCGGTTCAGTTACTGCTTCAGTTTCTAATTCAGGGTTAACCAGATCCGTTGTAATAGGCTGATATAGCTTACTCATAATTTACCTAACGACAGCTTGGACTGTTAACTTTCTAGGTGGTTGTAACATTTGAATATTACTAACACTTGCTACTGGACTTGTTAATGGGTCATTAATACGATAGCCCCAATGCTTTGGAAAAGTCTTAGTGATTAAAGCGATACATTCAGCTAGATAAGTAGTAACTCCAGTTTCATCATTAGTAAATGCATCAGGTAATTTAGCTAATAAAGTAGGATTAGCATTGAAGACTGAAATAATATGAGTAATCATAGGTTCAGTATCCATAAGTTCAATTTGGTAGTGGTAGTCAACATTTTCCATGTCTAAGGTAATAGTTTCGTCTAATGCCATAGTTATAATAAAATGATAATCATCAACTAGTACTACATCATTAGCAATATAAGCAAAATGTAGAATGCTATTACCTTCAGCAACTTCACTTGCTCTAAGATATTGATACATAATACCTTCACTAATCATAGTATCTAATGCTGCTTCACTTTCAGCAGATAGTGTACCTAAATCTTCAACTACTGTTTGTGTAAATCTTGGAACATCGAGCTCAGTTAAATCTAACCAAAGTTGTACGGTAGTAATGTTTTTAGTTTCACGTCTAGCTGAACCAATAGTAATACATACCATTGGATTGACTCTAGCACTTGAAATTAGAAAGGGTACATAATAATCACTACGTTGACTAAACTTAAAATCAATTGCTGCTGTTTCACCGCGATAAACTGAAATATCATTGTTTAGGTTAATTCTCATGTTTTATTTACCTCCGTTTGAGCTTGCTGTTTCTGATTAGTTTTACCTTGTTGTTGATCATGCGTTTGGCCATTATTAGCCTTACCTGCGCCATCTCTAGCACCGCCCGCTTGACCATTTCCACCACTGCCAGGTTGCTTATTAGCAACATTGCCAGATTGTAAATCTTGAATATAGCTTAATGCTAATTCAACTGCTTCAGGGTTATTCATTAGAGCTTGTTCAATTTGTGTTGGTAGATGTTTAGCAGCTTCTTCTAAGAACTTAATAGCAAATTTAGCAGTAGGATAACCATTCTGATCCTTCATGTGCCAATACAATAATAATGCACGTTGTGGATCAATAGCAGAACCAGTAGAACCATTCAAGAAGTCTCTATCGATTAACTGCCACATCATTTCACGGTCTTTACTAATATAGGCTACACTGTCTACTGACCATGCAAAGTCATCTCTATAGTAATAGTCTTTAGTTTTGCTATTTTGTGCTAAGAACATATACTTAGACCAAGACTCTTCACGATAAGTACCATCAGGTAATGTTGCTACAAATGATCGATCTTCATTAGAGTATGCTAATAAATATTTAAAAATTAACTCATAGACGCCTGCATATGCATTATTTCGTTGAATTTTAGACGAACTTTGTCTTTGTGCAGAAGCTTCTAATTGAGCTTCTTTAGCTTTACCAGAAACTGCTGTACGGTCTTGTTTACCTTGGTCAGTATCGGTAACACCTTGTGCAGATTTAGCTGAGCCATATAACATTTGTATCATATTCAACTCATTCTGCATATCACTAGTAACTTGAACTACTTTAAGTGCTTGTGCTTGTGCAGCATCATCAACATTAATATACACGATATCGTCATCATCTTCGCCTTTAATACTAGTATCTTTAGTTCTAGTAACATAAGTCTTAGATTTAGCTGATTTAGACTCAGCTTTATTAAATAACTTATTAATACTATCTTGGTTTTCAAGTAATAAGTATACTTCTGAGATACCATATAATTCGCCAGGTAATTTAATCGTGCGTTTAGGTACAAATGGTAGTTGTTTAATCAGATATGCTGGTAATTTAGTGCCTTTAGGTATAGTCTTTATATTCTCATTTTTAGTAGTATCATCTTCAGGTTTGCTAGACTCTCCGCTACGGAACTTATTTTCAACATAATGCAAGTCTTCTTCCAAATTATCATTATTGACTGATATGTAGGCAAAATCAGTACCACCACAAACTGGACATTGTTCAGGTGTATTTACAATAGCTCTACACTTTGTACAATGTCTTATCTTCTTCATGCTCCACTCATCGTCATGTGATAATACAATTAGCTCGTTTTCAGTATATACTAGTCGCCCTAATACTCTATTACTATTTAGATAATATACTTCTATGACCTTTATAACATCACTATCGCCGTCTGGTACGACATATCGATTATATAAGTCATAAATACTTGCAATAGTCATAGTTTTAATTTGGAAAATATACTCTAGTTGCTTATAATCAGCAATACCAGGTTGTGGAAATACAGTGTCGATTGGGCAATTGATTACTTTCGGCATACCACTACGCTCATTAGTGTTATCAAATGGGTCCCACTCAACTTTTAGCCAAGTTGCACCATCAATTAAACAAGAATGCTCAGCTTCATCGTGAACTTCTTCAGATACCATGCGGTCAATCTCGTGATTAATAAGTGCTTCTGTAGAATTGACTAAGAAAATGTCAGAATAGTATCTAGGAGTCATTTTTGGACCAGGTAACAATGAAATAACTTTACTTTCGACCATTTCGAATGCTAATTTTTGTAAAGCTTTTTGTAAGACTTTACTAGCCGAGCCATCTTTATTCAATTTGTATAATTTGCCCATATACGCATCGCGCCATAATTGTAGATTTTCCGGTTTAAGTCTAGATTTCTGATATTCACTTTTAGCTATTAAGTATTTAGCATTCCATAGGCTGACTATCTCATTCTCATCAATTGTATTAGCATATTTCGGAACTTTAGTTGTACCTAAATAGAGCTCAATTCTTGTATCACTAATAGGTATATTGCTCATTCTGGTCACACTCCTTTATAATCTTAAAGCGTTGCATACATATTACCATCCTCTTCTTTTGGTTTCCATTTAATATTAGCACCATGTTGTCTAATAAACTCTTGTCTAGCTTCTTGAGTCTCTAAGTTATCATAGTCTGCTTCTAACTCAGGCCACCAGTTAGTATATCTAGTAAATCGTACAGGCTTTTTAGTAACAGTCTCTACACCACTTAATAGCCCAATTGACTTATTAATACCTTGAGAGAAAGCATCTACTAAGTCATCATTGCCAGCAAATGGAAATGTACCTAATTCTTGTTTATAACATAGTGCATAACTTATCTGTTCTTCATCCCAGTCAAAGTCTTCTTCACTAGAAAGTAAATGTGCATCAGGTTCTCTCGGAATATAACATCTGCCGTCTCTTTGATAAGCAGCCGCAGCTTGTGCTCTAGCATATTTACTACCACTCGGCTGAATAGCTATAATTGATGGAAAATTTTCCTCAGGTATATTTAACTTCTTACGCCATTTTCTCAGTACAGAAATGATACCCGGACCATTAGCTCTGTCTTCAATATAGATGACCTCGATCTCAGGGAATTTGCGGACAATCTCTAACATTTTCTCAATCGTGTCAGGAAAGTCTAATTGTTTACGGACTAAATAGCGTAAGTAACTATTACCTTTTTTAATACCAGTGACCTCCATACCAACAAAGTCTGAGGTCTCTAAGTCTTTAAATGTAGCATCAATTGACAAATAAATTCTGTCAAATCGTTTTAGTAACTCTTCACGAGCTTGTGAACTTACTACTTCGCCATCTACTATATTAGCTGCAGGCCAATGTTTATTAACCTCATACTCTTGCCAATTCTCTTCTCTGAATAAGTTACCTTTCTCATTAGTAGGATCGCCTTGGAACATAGCATTAAATACGTGACCACCTTCTGAAGCTTCATATGACTTTTTAGTAGACTGCGCCCAGTCAGAATTTTTACCCATCTCAGGACATACACCTTCACCAATCTGCCGTTTTAGCGGATCATGTATCACATTCACTTCAGTAGCAAGTGCGGCATAGTTATAGTCGCCAACAATATATTCTTTACGGTGTTTTCTTAGCCAACCAAGTAAGTCATTTGTCACCCATCTAGTCGCCATAACGATACATAAGCTACCAGGGTTACCTAGAAGACGAGTCTCAACTGTCGATTGAAACGCTTCTATATTACCCTCGACCATAACCTCAGACATAGCATCCTGCATGTTCTTAATAGGGTCATCGATAACGACAATATTACCAGTTTTACCAGTAACGACACCACGAAGCCCTGCAGAAGACATACCACCATTAGTATTAACATATAACTTGCTTACTTTATCTAATACCATCGTTTCCCATTCTTCTGTCGACTGCACTTTATCGTGTATCTTTACTAGACCATGAGTAAGTTTAGGAGCCATATCAGTGAATTTGTCACGATTACGTCTACCAAATCTAGCGGCAAAGTCTGAAGCGTACCCTAATGTCAAAACGCCAAGACGCGGATACTTAATCAGTAGCCAAGACTGGAATGACTCAGTAATTGTCAACGATTTACCTACTTGAGGTGGTGCTGACAATAAAATTAAACCATATGATAAGCGCCTAAAGTCAGGTTTGCTAGGATCATATGGTTGGTTTCGGTTAATTATGTGCTCAGAACCTTTACGAGGATTGGGCCCTCGCTCAAATTCACGTTGTAGGTTAGCAGCCATACTATAGTGGAAAGGAGTCATTAAATAGCCATAATTAGCAGCTTGCAAGTATGCCGGGTAAGAACGCAAACACTTGCGAAGCACAATCTCACCTTCGAGACTTTCCCATGACAATGTATGTTCACGAATGGCGAGTATTTCTTCGCTAGTTAATAGCGCATAGCCATACTCTTTTTGCAACTCATTCAGTGTTATCATTGTTAGTCGCTCCTTGCTCAATCATCTGCAGTTCTTTAGCTTTTTCCTTACGATATTCGGCTACTAAGAGTAATTCTTCATCACTCATATTCGCATATTCACTAGTTCCAATACTAATCTCGTCTTTGACTTTACCAGCAGTACGGTCAAGAATGACATTAAGAGTCGACGTATCAAATGCGGCTCTGATTATACTAGCTTCAATCAAGACTTCAGCTTTCATCGGCTCACGATCAATATGCTCAGCTTTTAATCTTTTTCTCACCGACTCTACCGCCGCTTTATAAATGACACTTTGAGGTGTTACGCCTCCTTTACCATCTTCAAAATCTGGTAAAATAGTCACATCCGACTGTAATGACTTAGTTATAAAATTACGCCATGCTTTCTTGGCGTATCTTTCATCACCAAATAAACTATCATATTCTTTCTTTTCTCTAGTAACTTTATCCATGAATTCACCTTCTTTATGTTGTATGCATTCTATCTATTATATTATATCAAATCAGGTCGATGTATCGCTAGCTTTTTTAGCATTTTAGTCAAATAAAATTTTTAAAAATATACACACGCGCATGTGTAATAATAATGAATACGCGCGCACGTAATACTTTTCAAGTAAGCTAGATGCAAGTGCTAAAAATATATGTAGTAGAGCTTAAATTAATTATATATACCGTTAAATGTAAATTTGCGAAACTATAATTTTCAATATATTTCAAATGACTTTATATGTAGAAGTTAATAATTATTTACTAATAAGTCAATTAACTTTTATAATAATAACCTAATAATAGGTAGAAAGGTACAAAGGTACAAAAGTATGTCATTAACATTAGTAAGAAAAGGTAAGGAAGTAACATGCAATGGTGTCAAGTTGACAATGGTAGAACAGAAGACTAAAGGTCCAGGTAATGAGGTCATCAAGATTGAAGGCTTAGCAGGCTCAAATGGTGCAAAGTGGATTTCACTCAGTAAACTACAAGAAGGTGAAAACGTCATCCACCCAGTAGCAAAGCAAGTAGTATCAACAGGTAGCTACACATTGACACCTGAAGAAAAGAAACAAGTGGACGCGCTCCAAGCTCAAATTGACGCAATCAAAGCAAAAGCAAAAGAACGTTATGTCCAAAAACCCAAGTTTCTAAGTAACATTGAGTTTGCTGCACTCAGTCCAAAAGAACAAACTGAATATGCTGAAAACATGAGTAAGTATATTGAAGCATTAAAGAATGGAGCTCGTATCTAACGAGCTCTTTTTTCTTTTTTTACGTTTTACTAAAGTACAAAATTACATAAACTACAGAAAGCAGGTAAAGTACATGATTGAAGGCTCAAATGTAACTAGTAAAAGTGGTAATGATGGTAATAGTATTATTATCACTTTTTCAGTAGAATTAACTGAAGAAGAAGCAAGTGATTACATTGAATTAGATGAATTACTTGTTAACAATGATTTAGATGAATTACTCGATTTACTAAGTGACAATGGTTGGTCATACTCAGATGATGTATTAGTCACCTTTAATTGGTTGTCGCTTAAAGACGTATTACAACAAGCACGTGAAATAGTAGAACAGAAAGCAGGTAAAGTACATGAATAACGCACAACTTATTCAACAATTAGAAAGTGCATTACAAAGTGAAGATATTCACGCAGACATACAAAAGATCATATTTAGCTTGAAGGCTAAGCCACCCATTGGCTACTTCAAGTTTTTTAAAGTAGAAATGAACACTAAGTTTCAGAACACAAAGCGCATCATCGAGTCGATGCTCAATTACAAGTATTTACTAATTAGACGTTATGCTGCTAGCAAGCAATCTAACGATAACTACTGGTTCTTGATTAACGCATTCGACATGATAACAAGTGAGTACCATTTCACTGAAATGATCGCTGAACAAGATAAACTTACAGAAGTTGCCATTGCTGACAAGTTAGACATGATTGTCAGTAAGCTACAAAATATGCTTGAAGTCAACATAAATGAGGAAGAACGTCATAGTGTAATCATCTTTCGTGACTCAGACAAGTTGTTTACAAGATGGTTAATTGCGCTTGATGTAATCATCCTTCGTGAGCTCTTTCCACAATAAAGTGCAGAAGTTGGACGAAAACTGAGCAAAATAGTCAATTTTTGATCAAATTAGTTATTAGTGACATAATAATTAATTTGAGAATGAGAAATACTCTAAATAATGAATTTTAGAAAATTATTAATTATACGTTATACTATATAGCATATAGCGTATAACGTATAATTATGTAGTATATGAATAATTAATATTATCATAATGATGATATATAGAATTTGTTCTCATTCTCAAATTAATTATTTGGATACCACGATGAACACGAGTTCACGCGCTAAATAGTTAGTTGAATAAAAACGAAGGAGGCTGTAATATGCCAAAACAGGAACAAGAAGTACGCAATGTAAGTCAAGCACTCGATGACATTGAACAAGAAGTGAGTGAAAGGCTAAAGGAAGCTTTAGCAGTTGGTCCTATTACTTTTAAACGAGTAATAGAAAAATTAGTTGATATGGAATTTGAGTTCGAAGTCAATCATTCATGGTGCTTAATTGAGACAGATCCCATGAAGAAGTACATGCCTAATGATGGTAGAGATGTAAGATACCTCTACGTACAAATTGGTAACATGGAATATGTGATCTACGATGATGACGAAGAAACATTGACTCAGATTTATGAAACTTTGTTGTATTGGTAATTAACTATGAAACCTGTAGACAACCCAACTATGGTTAATAACCAACCATTTGTAGACTTCTTCAAAACTGCAGAAGGACATAATTTGTGGGACAGCATTCAACTACGTATTGTATACAACCAACAAGTAGTATTTGTGCTTGAAGGTAATGACGTAGTAGAGCTAGATGTTCTGCGCCTTATTGACTTAGATACATGTGGTTACACTGATAACGTGGACAATTACATTGTAACTGGGTATGCTATTGTAGATGACATAAACTACGTGTTCATAATGAACAGAAAGGACTAATATGAGTAAAATTAACACATTAAGTATTATTGGAATGAAGGATGTACGTCAAGTATACATTAACATTAAACAACATACTGTGTTCGATGCGTATGAGCCATTAATTACTGGCGAACAGAAGTTTTATATTGTTACTAAAGATTTAGTAGGACACATAAACATTGGTAGATCTACTGATGGTCTAGTTAACAAGTTGATCAACCAATTATTGTTAGAAGGTGCAATTAAGGAATATCCAGTTGTTGAACCTAATGACAAAGCACACTTGCATCTAATCTTTAGATTGGGCGCTATTCTAGAAGATCGCGATATCTTGTATGAACATGGTACGTTTACTTGGTTAGATGACATGGACTTCATAATCAAAGCAGTTGACGCTGGTCAACTTTCACTTCCTGATCCCGCTAAACCTGCGTTCATTGCTATTAAGTCAATGTTTAATTGGCTTAATGATGCTACAATGATCGAAGCACGTGATCATATCGAAGTAGATGTGTTGGTTACTAATATCATGGATGCAGCATTTAATTTGTATACAGGTTTCGTACGCTTTATCCAACCAACAGTATTAGTGCTTAAAAAGAAATCAATAAGAAAGTATGGTGCATTGTAATGAGTAAAAAGTCAGAACAGATTATTCGTGAAGTTTACACTGAATTAGCTAAAGGTAATTACATTAGCGTGCAAGAGCAATTACGCAAGATCTTACGTAAGTCAAATGATTTACCTGCTAGATGTTATACCCATGGTTTTAAGAACATGGCGCATTTAATGGCTGTTGCTCAAAATCAGCAGCACACTCAATACCAAGACTTAGTAGCATTACTTGTTGGTATGCAGACTCAGTTGAATAAACGCAGTCTTAAGTCATTGCGTATTACAGAGGAACAGCGTACATACATGAAGGACGTAATACGTGATTTATTAGCTTCAGTACCATTTGCTCAAGACTTTATGAAGGACTTGGGAATTAAAGCTGACGCGTATACTAGGTTATATGGTTGGCATCGTTGGATGCACAGTTATGAACATGAGGATAGACCTAATACCATGTGTTCTAACTTTGACAAATTCTTAGTAGCACTCATATTTAGTACTAATGTAGTTTATCCTAATCTTAAGAAGCAGCTTGATGAGGAGGACATACTATGAAGTATTATAAGATTACAGGTTTAGACGAGGGCGTACCAATTACGCCCTTCGTTACCACAGAGCAAGGCTTGGATGATGCCTTAAGTTGTTATGGTGATGCATGTCGTTACTATGAGCCTATCTCGAAAGAAGAGTATGATGCTCTGAATAAGAAAGCTGAGCTCGAGAACATGATGGCTATTATGCGTGATGATGCAGTAAAAGCAGCTGGCTTTAAATTTAAGCTACACCTTAAAGATGGCTCAGTGCGTTTTGGCACTTATGCAGATATTACAGAGGATCCGCTAAAGCAGTACCGTGCTGAGTATGCTGATAAGACGTTTATTAAGTATTACGATAAACGTGATAAGAACATGGCTGTGTACATGCCATTAAATCAAATTGACCACATTGAGTGGTTAGACTTAGGAGCTTAACATGGACGATAACGAACGTAAAGAGAAAGAGGAAGAATTAAAACAACTAAAAAAAGACGCTAAAAATGTTGGTGCATTTGGCTGGGCATTTGCTTATGATGCAAGAATTAAAGAGTTAGAAAAAGAGTTGGAAGGAGAATAACATGAACATTTATGATGAAGAAATAAAAGATATAGAAGAAGTAATACACCTTGAAGGAACATGCTCTATATTCACACGAATAAGAAAATCTTTAATATATGCCAAAAAAGAGCATGAGTTGTTAGGATTGTATCAAAAGAGATTTAGTTTTTACAATTTTGATGAAGATAAAGATTTACGTGAAATTAAATTAAAAGAAAAAGAATTGGAGGAAATGGAATGAAAACATGTGTAAACGTTATTCCTCAAGAAAAAATAAGAGTTTATGATTTTCTTTTAAAACAAACTCCTTCTTATTCTACATGGATTATTACAAATGGTGGTTGGCGTGAGGGTACTATTTACATTGATAATGAGGACTTATGGGTTTCATGGTATCCTAAACAACACGAAAATGCTATTGTGAAATCTTACTCATATGATAGTATGACAAACACAGGCACTATTGAATATGTGAAAGGAGAATAACATGACAGACAAAGAACGCTTAATAATTAACCAACGTAACAATGATGGTGTTGAGTACTCTTCAGGTAGTATTAACATGGAGCACACTATTACTGGTGGCTATATTGTTAATGTTGACACAGGCGAAGTAATACGAGATCTAACAGTAGATGAGGTATTAGCTATCGTAGATGGTGACACTAAGATCACATATAGAACTGAGATGTATCGCGATGTTGAAGGTGGAGCATATGTTATATCTAGTCTCGGGCAAATTATGAGTGGTGTGATGTCTTATGAAGAAGCTGAAGAGCTCTGTAGAAAATTAAACAAGGAGGCTAAATAATGCCACAGCCAGGTGATATTATAAAAGTGTTAGATCTCGACACGCAAAAAGAGATCACATGTGTAGTAATTAAAGTTCGTGAGATAAATGGTCACATTGAAGTGCTTGTTAGACGTAAGAACAATAAGCCATTTAATGACAGTAAGTCTAGTAAATGGGTTAGAATGCAGGAGGACTAATATGAAAAATACTAAATATAAAGACTTATTAAAGCAAATTGATACACTTGAAGTCAAAGTACACATGTCATCAAATGTTGAAGATGAAATACCTTGCAATGATATGACTTTTAAAGAAGTGCAAGAAATGCTTAGAAGTGATTTACAAAATAGATGTATTTCTACGTCAACTTACAATGAAGTAACTAGTAGCTTACTTTTCTTAGGCTATGTAGAATTTTCAGTTAGAAACGATGACTCACAAGGTGGAGCTTCTAGAATTTACTATGAGTTAGAATTAAAGTTAGAGGAGGACTAACATGGGTTATGTAATTAACATTCGTGGACTATATGTCTGCAAAGATGGTGAACTAAAGACTACTCTTAATGAAAAAGGTAGAATAGTTTACAAGAGTGGTGTGAAAGTTACACCAAATGCATTAGAGGCTACTGAGTTTGAGACAGCAGCAGAAGCTAGTACTTACCAGAGTATCATAGGTATTCGTGGCAAACGTGGTCAAATACAAGACTATGATAAGTTACTTAAGAACTTAGGGCTTAAGCGACCAGATCCAATTGTTGAGGAGGCACCAGTTAATGAAGACGTATGAGTTACCTATTGCGGTAAACTATGTACACACTTGGACAGTAGCAGATGCTATTCGTGAGATTATGCAGAATGCTATCGATAGCCAAGAAGATGGACACCCTATGATCATTAATTATAGTGGTGGTGTGTTAAGTATAGCTAATGATGGCTGTAATTTAAGTATCAGTGATCTAGTTTTAGGTAATAGTAGTAAAAATGACCAAACAAAGTATATAGGTACTTATGGTGAAGGTTTCAAATTAGCTATGATTGTCCTACTACGCAACAATATTGATGTCAAAGTTAATACTAATGGGCAATCTTGGATACCATCCTTTAAAATGAGTACTAAATTTAAAGTGGAAACATTACATATTGAGGTTAGTGAGGCTGACTTTAGTATGGACAAAATCGAGTTTAAGTTATTTGGCATTGATATGGAGACTTTTACTGATATTAGACGTACTCACTTAGCAATGGCTAAGGCTATGGGCTATGGTATTGGCGAAGTTATTGAAAGTGAGTATGGTAATATACTCCTGAACAAGCAATACAAAGGTATGATGTTTGTAAATGGACTATATGTCACTACTGATAACAGTTTCATGTATGGTTTTGACTTCAAACCTGAGTACTTGCATCTCGATCGTGACAGAAAAGCTATTGGTTATTATAAACTACGTGAATTAACCGCTAAAGCTATGGCTGCACAACCAAATATCTCATTTGTTACAGATGCTATTACTAAAAATTTAGTAGAAGTACGAGATATACTTGATCATCGTGAAGAACTATCACAAGAATTTAAGGTCAATTTTGCTCAAGAGTTTTTAAAACAGCATGACTTAGATGAAGACACTCTTGTTGGCATGGAGATGGAAGTGAAAGTTGCTAAAAAACCTAAGTCATATATAACTAATAGTAAGATTATTGCTGAATTAGTTAACGAAGGGCTTGGTAAAAAAGAAGAATATACAACTATTAAGCAACAAGTCGAAGATTTATCTAAAATTGAGTATGCTAGAACTAAATATGCGAATAGTGATTTCAAACGTGTTGTAGATTTTCTACTTGATTATCGTTCAGTTCTTGATATTAGTGATACAATTGACTTATTGGCTAATGTAGAAGAGCTACATCCTTCATACTTTGATCTAATTAAAGATGAAGTACTTGATCAGTTTTATGACAAGGAGGAAGAATGATGGATCCACAAGATAAATTAGTATTTTCACCAGGTCAGCCTGTAATTTATCTCCCAACTACACCTGATGGCAAAGTTTACAAAGTAGAATATGGCATAGTAAAGCGAATGAGTAAGGACGGCAGATGTGCATTTGTCTGGTATCATAGTGGATGTACCGCAGCTAGTACTCCAATTGAGTATTTACAGCCTACTTTAATGCTTGACCAGCACAAACATTGTCATCAAGGCTGCCCACAATGCTTCAATGAGCCAGATATTGAGTTTCAAGATGATCAAATTGTTATTGGTGATCTAGTTATTGCAAAGGTTGTGAAGAAATGATCGATGTTACTATACTTAATATTCAAAAGTTACACAAATTCACTGGTTTATCTTATGATGAGTGTACACGCCATATTACTAATTATAATATCAAACAGCAAATTGTAGCCATTAAGCAGAAAATAAATAATGGACCAGTATCTGCTCAAGACTTATTAGTATTAATTGTTGATTTAGTAAATATGATGGAAGACCACATTACAAGTATACAAGAACTTAGACATGATTGGCCTTATGCTCATATACAAAATTGTTTACAAGCTTTGGAAGAAGGTGATCTCTATTGAACGTTTACAAAGGTTTAAATTGTTGGAGGTGAAAAATGTTGAAAACAGTTCTAAAAGTTGATAACCAACAAGAGCTAGTTCTAGTCTTTTGGCCTGATAACAATTATAAGTTTGTAGTAGCTAGCACTATGGGCAAAACTTATGCTATTGGTGACATCATAAATGAATGGCACTGGGGCAGTTATCATGCAACAATTGATACGGCTATTGAAGAATTCAACAGAAGGGTAGGTACTTAATATGCCAACTAAAGAAGAATTATTACAAGAATTAGCTAAGCTTGGTGTTGACACTTCTAAGAAGATTAGAAAACCGCGTAACGATCAAGGTTTACCACGTGGTGACTATAAACCTAGAAGTGACAAAGGTAAAGCTAGAGGCTCTTATACAAGTACTGCAGTTAAATATAAGTCAGTATTTGAGAAAATGTTAGCTAGTCACAAAGCTTCAAATAGTGGTGATGGTACAGATAATCTAATAAGAGACTCGAACATGATATTCCCACCAAACTTGAATAAGTATGTGCGCAAATATTCTGGAAAAGATCGTGACTATTATTACGATACAACTAAACCTAGTCATCTAGAGCAAGCAAGATGGCGGTGGTTCATGGCAGAATATGCAGAAAATCCTGTTAACTGGCGATCAGTTATTGCCGATTGGTACTTCATTCGCGAAGATGAAGTAGATACATGGACTTATTTTGAGTGGGCATGGTCATATGTTAATGAGATTGCTGGAGCTGAAAATCGATTGATCGATAATCCAGTAATATTAGAGTACAGTAAATATATTGGTGGCGCTTATAATGGTCATCCCACTTTTGATAATCAAGGTGAAATTATATGGTGAAAAAAACAAGACTAAAATTAAAAGACTTTAAACAGCTAATAGAGTTATTCATTATTAGTAACAAATGGCCATCTGCTGATGGTACTATTAGAGATATTCACACTATGGAAACTACGCATATTATTAATTGTATCAAAAAGATCAAACGTGATAAATGGCGTGAGATTTACTTAGCACCACTCTGCTATGAATTACGGCGAAGAGTCATAGCAAGTAACGCCCTTTATCTTGAGCAACAAGCAGCAGTTGATGAACTAATTGATGATGCTACAAAGGTATAGACATGGACACATATCTAATGACCGCTAAGTCTAATCTTAAGAAGTATGCTAAATTAAATGGCTATAGTGCGAATAGTCATAGCAAAGGTAGCTTTATAAAGCACCTTAGTGCTAAGTTTAATATACCAGAGTATACGCTACGATCTGCAGTTAATTGCAATAAAGTTCGTATTGAGATTAGTTAAAAAGTTTTAAAAATAGTGGAAAAATATTTACCAAAAGTGATATAATATAATAGAGAAGGAAATCAAAATCAGTCTCTATAAATTGGTAACAAATGCAATAACTATCCGCTGAGTTATATGCATATTACAAATAAAACTACAAGTACTAGGAGGTACTAAACAAATGTCTCAACCTAAGATTATTTTAAAAGAAGGTAAGTTTTACTTCGATGCTGGTGATGGAAGCACACCAGTAGAATGTCCAGTTTGGCTTGAAAAGTCAAAAGCTAATGAAGCTCATCCTGATGGAAAACCTTGGATCTTACTTCCAAAAGACAATGTAGCTAATAGACGCTACTATTCAGTTGACTTATTTAATTCAACAGCTGTTGATGGTGTAGTCGTAGTCGAAATTAAGACTGCTGCTCCACGTGTATTAGGTGCTACTGGCGTTAAGCAAGAAGTGATCAAGTTCTTATCAGAAGAAGAAGCAGCAGAATATACCAAATTGGTTAATGATGCTGTCGCGATTTACAAATCTCGTAAGGCTCAAGGCTCTCTCAAGCTAGAAGACATGGATGCTGATCAATTGACAGCATATATTGAAGCATTAAAGAAAGGTGAAAAATACTCACCAGCTGAAAATGCTCCAAAATCATTCATTGAAGTATTTACTACAGCACAGTATGAACGCTATACTGAGCTATTAGCAATTGCTCAAGAAAACAAGGCTAACGCGCCTAAGGCTGTTAGAGCTAAGTTAACTGATGAACAAAAAGCTGTTCGTGCTGAAAAGAGACGTGCAAACGAACTCTCTAAGGCAGAAGAACTTTTAAAGAAGTTACAAGCTATCCAAAATGGCGATATGGCAGTAGACGAAGAAGACGAACCAGAAGAAGACGCAGAATAAACCTAATAAGGCCAATGCTACTATTGGCCTTATTTTTCCTTGAGACTTTGAAGACATCCTCAAAGTCTCAACGAAGAATAAGGAGGAATTGATATGCTGAAAGTATTACGAATTAAAGATTTTGTAGAAGAAACAAAAAGTAGTTATACTTTTATTACTACAGAAGGTAATTTAATAACTTTTTCGAAGAAGTTATTAAAACGAGCTAGCATGAGTGATGAACATTTTTATGAATTTGTTAGAATTAACTCGCTAACAAATGAACAGTATGCTAGTACGTTTGTTTACAAAGGTGCTACTTTTATTGCTGAAACATCTAATGCTAATGATCTAAATAGCCTGACTACTCTACGAGTTCATGATATTATAGAAGGTGCAGCAGTTGCCGACTACAATGACGCTTTATCTACGTTAGCAAGTTTAAATGGTACAATAGTGTAAGCTCATGAAAAAAGAACCTAAGACTAACAAAGGCAAAATTCGGTTCTATGTTCCTACAGATAACAAAGTTGTCTATTTACCTGTAGAAACTGTTAAACAAACTTACGAAGAATTTTTGGATGTCGATTACGATAATATTGATGACTTTATGGCTGTCCATAAAATTAGTCAAAAACATCGTGCAAAACTTATAAAGGAGGCTTAATATGCCAAGACTAGTTAGACCTGAAGATGCGAAAGAAAAGTGGAATTTCTACTTCCCAAAAATGCTGAAGTTAGAAATGCACAGAAAGCTATTAGATATTGGCCAACAACGTAGACAATCAGCTTTACTAAGAGCTTTAGTCAGAATGTTTGTAAATGGCGATATCGACACTACTAAACTAATTCCACTAATGGACGAAGAGACTTACACTAAACTTGATGGTACACTTTCGAAACTATAGGTGATACTATGGAAAAGATGTATATTAAGACTATTCAACTAACACTAGAATATAACCCTACCACATGGGATGAAAGTCAGTTCAATATAGTTACTGACAATAACCCTATTGTAGGGTATTTATTGTCTAATAAGTCTGGTGACAAATTATCACTTAACTTATATTTGTTACCACCTCATTGTTTATATGAAGACTCATTAGATAGTATTCAGATTACTTACTCGCAATTAAAAATTGTCTTTTTACAATGGATTGAACAATTGATTTTAACCCCACATTCATTTCAGTTTAGAAACCCGCCATTAGACTTATGGCTAGAAACTAGATTAAACTGGATAAACTCATTATGTGTAAAAATACATCATAGATATGGTACCGATGTAAGTGAAGCATTAAGTACTGCTTATATGACTATTTTAAAATTACATCGTAAAGGTAATATCTATATTGGTAATCTACATTACTTAAGTATTGCTATACATACTGCTATTAAAGCTGAACATGCTTATATGCGAAATAGACTAACTGGTGCTCACCCAGATGCTATTCATCTTGATGCCTCACCTGGTGAATTCAATTTAGCTATAGACAATGACGTTACTAGCTTTCATGAAATTATTACTGTTTATGACTGGGAAGCTGATATTGAAAAGCGAGCTCATGAGATATATGAGTTACTTGAAGAAGATTTAGCCGAAGAGTTTACACCACGTGAAATTGACCTAATTAAACGCGGCCCAGCATTTATGACTAAGCCACTATATAACAAATTGTTAAAATGGCAAAAAGAACGTAGTTACGAAGACTACTTATAAGGAGAAATTTATGCACAAACAATTAGAACATAGCTTAAAAGCTATTAGTAATTTATTTGAAACAATGCATGGTCAGCAAGCATCTGGTTGGCAAGACTTTCTAGTTAATGATTTTAAACAAGATTTTCCTTATTTAGTAGATGACCTTGATTTCTGTTTTGAAGTATTAGCTGGTAAACATAAATTAGGGTTTACACTATATACAGACTATCTTATAAATACAGCATATTCTTATGACAATATTAGCAGTATTAAAATGATTTATGAAGACTTACAACGTATAACATTAGATGATAAATCAGAACTTGCTATTATAGCAGCACATAGATTTATACCACATGAATATGGTTGGTTTCTAATTAGATTATTCAATCGTGAGTATCGTCTTGGTTATTCTAATCGTAAGAATATGGTTACTGATCTACATTGTATGTTAGCTAAGTCTTATCCTAGAGACTTCAGACGCTCAAAAGAGTATTACGTACAAGAGAAGTTAAATGGTGTTAGATGTATTGCTTGGTATGATTGGGCTACTGAAAAATGGCGTTATACGTCACGTAGTCAAAAAGAAAAGATTTACAATTTCGATATGTCTAAACTTGACAAAAACTATATTTATGATGGCGAAGTAATGTCACGTAATGCCATGGGTAATCGAGATTTTGCCAAGACTTCTGGTTTATCAAATTCTAAGTATCTTGATAAGTCTCAATTAGTATATATTATTTATGACATATTAGATGACAACTTGATATATGAGCAACGTTGGCAAATGCTACGTAGTTATCTAGCTGATATAGAGGCTATTGACACCGTAAATGGTAGAATTAGCTTTAAGCAAACTAGTATTAGTGATAATGTTGCTATTTTACCACCAATTGCTAAAGTCTTTGTACACCCTAACACTGAATATAATTGGCGCTTAGATAAAATACTTGATGATATAGTAGACGCAGGTGGCGAAGGTGTCATGTTACGTGATCCTCATGCTGTATACTATCATAGTAGTGGTTCTGGTGACAGAAGAGACTATTTGTTGAAGTATAAAAAGACTAAGACTTGTGATTTACGTATTATTGGTTGGAATGAAGGTAAAGGCAAATATGAAGGTATGATAGGCTCATTTATTTGCGAAGATGATGACCATACGCTTCAAGTTAATGTTGCTGGTATCGATGATGATACTAGAGCTTCTGACCCTAATTTATGGATTGGTAAAATTATCGAAGTTGCCTATTTTGAAACAAGCCAATCAAAGACTAAGTCTATAACTAGTCTACAGTTCCCACGCTATAAACGTACTAGACTTGATAAAACAGAAACGAGCTTATACTAATATGTACGAATTTTACATTAATGATTATGTTGTCGTCTTCGGTGAGTTTGAAGGCATAGTACTAGATATAAAAGGTGACGAAGTAACTATTTATTGTCCAGAGTTCTCACAAGACGAACCTTACCTGGTTACATATAAGAGTAACATTGAATTATCAAATTGTCAAGAGCGTCCTAACGCTATGATTAATTAGGAGGAACTAATGAATATTACAAATTTAAAAGTCGGAGATACTGTAACTCATCAACGAGATGATAAATTACCATTTGTTCTTAAACGCAAAGTTAAAGTTAACGATGGTTATAAGTTTGAAGCTATCAAAGTTGGTGAAACAATAACTCTAAAAGATCATGTATTAAAAGTACTTGAGATCGAGCCAACTAAAGTAAAACTACAATGTATTAGTATTTTAACGAAAGGAGAATAACATGGACAAAACTAAAGAAGAAATAATTTTTGAACTTTTATTATCCATCAATAAAGGCGGCGGAGGAGCACTCTCTCTAAACGTTGATGTTGCAATTAGTCAGTATAACAAACTCGTAGAAAAAGGCGTTATAAAACCGGTAAATAATAATGAAAACAAGTTATGATGAAGCTTTAGAGATTATTGGTGAACAAAGCACAGGCAATAACAATGAAGGAAAAGTAAAAGATATGTTTGAATATAAGGCATTAAAAAAAGAACTTGAAGAACTTAAACGTGATGTGAAAAGGTATTTTGATTTAGGACATATTGAGGAACCATCAACAGAACAATTTGAAGAGCATTTAAAATTGACTGAAAAACTATTGAAAGTAGGTGTCAAAGAATGAGCATATTATCACCAAGAAGTACTGAAGAGTTAAATAAACTCATAAAAGAAAAAGAACAGGAAATTATTGAGTTATACCAAGAATTAAGATTAGCAAGAGAAAAAGAAAGAGAACAATTTGCATTAGACTTGATGAAAGTAGGTAAAGAAGATGTATAAACTTGGTGATAAGGTGGAAACACCATTAGGGGTTGGGATTCTCTCTGACATATCGGCTAACAACGAAACAAAATATAAAGTTATGTATGGATCAAGAAGCACGTGGTATGCACATGACGAAATCAAGCCATACCGCACCGCACACGAGAAGTTGATTGAGTTGGGGTGGGAAGATAAGGGCTACGTAAGTGATGCAAGAAGATATGAAGGGTATAATATGTGGGTTATCTTTAATGTTACAAATAAAACCTATACTATAAATAAATTAGTAGGTATAGCGATTATTTGCCCAAATATTGACATCACCCTCTCCCGTATCTTAACACAATATTTGGAGGAGTTAGAAAAATGAATGTTAGCGTGCATAAAGATTTAGAAGTTAATATTTATAAAAACGTTGTTCAAATAAGTGTAAACGTAAGCGAAGAAGTTAAAGAACTTGATATGCCACAAGAAACAATCATACATATTATTCAAATGGAAAACGGTAGCAAAACTAAAACATCAATCTTGTGTGACACAAACGTTATTTTAACCGCAATCGATGAGGTATTATTACATGAAAACACATCCCAGTAAGACGCCGTTATGGTTTCTCTTTGCAATGTTTATAATTGCGTTAGTTGTGATTAGTTGGCTCACATCGTTCGTGTGGTTGGTGGGGAAATGACCTTCCTTAACCTCGCCGATGACATGGCACTATCGCTTATCATCATAGGCATATTTACGGTGATAGCGTGTGCGGTAGTGATTTATATAAGTATAAAAATGAAGGAGAAGTGAACGTATGAAAAAATTCTTTGTAATTAATGATGGTACGTCTTTTTTGTGGGAAGATGGCAACTTTTATCCACCATTTATAAAACCACCATATGCGGTTGATGAAGATATTGCTGTAGAGTATGTAAGGGATGCTCCAAATCATATTACTATCGAATTAGCCGATCCACAAAAGTTCCCAAGTTTGTATGGTATACGAGTAGCTAAACCTAAAGTGCGTAGAACTTATGTGCGTTGTTCTAGTTTTGCGTTAGCTAATGCTTTAGACAGGTTATATGATGATGACGATGTCTACAATTTAATGTTGAGCATGGAAGACAGTGAGTTCTTAATCTCATTTGAGTATAAGCGCGATTATGAACGACGTACTAGATCAGCAAGTGAACTACCTCAATCAGGTAATGTTGGTGATGCACGATGAGTATAGAAGATATGGAACCTATACTAAATCGCTTAGATGAAATTATCAAGCTACTTAAATCTAGTGATGTTATTAAAGAAGGCGACAAAGTTGTCTATGATGGTAAAGAATACTATTATTTGGGGTTTAGTGACAATATGCACGTATTAGGTGATAGATTTTTAAGAGCCATGATTGGTGTTGAAAATGGCGATCTAATTAAGAAAGCAGATTAAAATAAACTGGCAAAATGCCAAGGAGGAAATTAGTATGAAAAGGCTTTTATTTATTATTGTATTAGCAATGCTTACACTTTTTACAACAGCGTGCATGCAGGAGGATGAGTATTATACGAGGACGGATGTGGACTCTCAGTTTACTGAAGTCCAAAATGATTTCGATGAAGTTGAAGCGTTAATTGATCAACTTCGTAACCAAATTGATACTCAAAATGCTTTGATCGATGATTTAAATGACTACATTGAAGAAGTAGGCAATGATGCTCGTAAAATTGTACTAACTCAATTAGAGCGATATATCTTTGATATGTTAACTAGCAGTGTAGTAGGTATGCCTATTGTATTTGCAACAGTCGGTGGTACATATACTGGAACAGTGCCAAACTACGATTATTATCTATTGGTATTTGAAGTATATCGAGAGATCACTGTTGAAATCGAAATCATACAAGCGGCGCCTAATGGTGACTGGAACTTAGATGTCTATAGTCATGATGGTCAATTAGATGATAAATTCGAAGAAATTGAAAATGGTGATAAGTTCATTATAACGTTTTACCCGGGCTTTAACACCTTAGAATTCGATAGTTATCTAACAGCAGACTACGATTTTATTATCAAGGTTACAGAGGTAATTTAGTATGAACTATAATCCAGAACTTACTAAGTATGCTAAGCACTTAGCTATAAAGTACGAAGAGTATAAAAAATATCAGTACTCTGGTAAAAATGGTGCTGACTCAGATAATGAAAAAGGTTTTTGGCGTGGCATGGCTGAAGCAGTGCTTGGTATATTGACAGATTTAAAGCGAGGTGGGCTAATTGAACATTCAGGAATACTTGGTGATAAATGGCCTAAGTCTGATGAACCTGTAGAAGTATCTTTACATCAAGCTCGAATTAAAATAAGTGTTATCCATGTAGAATTTGATACTGGCCCAAGTGAGTTTATCTACACTCCAAGTATTCCAAAAGAATTAGAATTTGACGGTTTAATACCAAGTGATTTTTACAAGAGGACTCTTGAGCAACAAAAAGCTTGGCTACTAGATCCTGTTCGATTAGTATTAAGCGATGAAATTACGTTTGATACACCTGATGAGCCAGTTTTCGAAGTTGGTCACGTAGACTTTGATTTTGAGCTAATTTCTTGACTATGAAGATAATCACTATTTGCGGATCAACTAAATTTAAAAATGAGCTACTAGAGCTAGGTAGAGAGTTAACATTGCAAGGTAATATCGTATTAATGCCATTAGTCTTTTCAAAAAGTGGTGATATAATCACGAAAGAACAAGAGCGTAGTTTAATTGAGTTGCATGCTCGTAAAATCGAACTAGCTGAAGAAGTACATTTTCTATATGTAGATGATTATAATAGTCCTAATGTAGCAAATGAATTGAAATATGCTTGTGAATTAAATAAGCCAATCATCACACATATACGATATAGCGAAAGTTCAATCACTATTTAATCGTTTTAGGACATATCTGGACGATTTGAAGATTAATCAATATAATTATATTAGATTATATATCTCAAGTCCCAGATATGCCCTATTTATTATGTAGCAATGAATTAGGCTTCTTTGTCTCTAAAAATCAAAGAATATATTGAACTTTAAGTCAATAGTTTATATGATATTAAACAGTGGAATTTTTTAATCTTTTAGAAATATAATATAATAGAAAGGAATTGATAAGATGCAGTATAAAATACTCGAACCCACACTAGCAAGCCGTCGTGGTCCTTATAATTTAGTAGCATTAAGTACTAACCCACTAATATGGGAACCTAAAAAGCTTGACTTTTCCAAGCCACGGTATAAAGATGTTCAAGAAGAAATACTACATGCTGTAATGGGTAAATTAGCAACTCACAAATATTGGAAAGATGAGCCACTTCATTTTGTATTAGATTACCAAAATTTCTACAAAGACTTATTTTCACTAAATTGGCTAAATAAACCTGAAGATAGACATAACATTGTAGCTAGTCCTACTTGCTGCTTAACATCGGTTCAATATCACGCTGGTACCTTATACGCTTATTCTCGTTCTACTGATATGCGAAATGGTTACTTTAGTGACAGAATTATCTTAAATTACTTAGCGCAGCATATAACTGAGCTTAGACCAGATTGTAAAGTAACAAGTATTCAATGGTTTATAGCTGTACCGCATGTTTATCAACAAACTGGTGGTGTAGCAAGATTAATAGACAAGGCGGTATCATTATGATTATTTACATTGAAGGTGTAGATGGTAGTGGCAAATCAACATTTGCTAAAGCTATTACTGAATATCTACAAGCGCAAGGTTTTAAAGTACACCCTAAAGCTGAAAAAATGATGGTTACCCATCCTTGGCGATTAGATCGAATTACTGCAGTTGAACTAAGACATCGAATAGTATCAAGAGCAATTAGCAATGAAGTTTTCATAGTTGATCGCGGCGAGCTTAGTGATATTATCTATCGTACATTTGACTTTGAAAAGTATCAAGCGCTTATGACTTTAGAAGAGTATTACAATTTATATAGACAATATTCAGCACAACATATTATTGTCCATTGTGATAGTGATCGTTCTGAAGAGTTAATGTTAGCTCGTGGTGAAGATAACAAAATATCAATTGTTGAACACCAAAGACTTCGTTACTTATTTAAGCAAATTATGCCACTGTTTCATGCAATTAAGTTTGATGCAGCACTTAGTATCAAAGACCCTAACTATATGAATATCAAATGTTCTAATATTCGCATGGAATTGATTATGCGTGGAGTACCTGACAATGGATAACTTTGTAAAAGGGTATATTAGCGATGCTGCAGTAGATATTATAATGACTGAAGATGGTATAATTCAACCTGGCTTTAGTCGAATTCCATTACCAGCTCATTATAAACCTTATCCAGGTGAAGTAGCTATAGTAAGTGCTAGAACTTCGACACTTAACGCTGGCATTTTTACACCAATTGGCTTAATTGATGCTGGTTATGAAGGCACTATTAGTGCTTGGGTATTTAATTGTTCAGGTAAAAATTACGAATATAAAGCTGGCGATCGTCTATTTAGTGTAGTTAATCTACAATTAGCTCCAGATCGAGTAAGTAAATTAATACTTAATACTGGTGATCGTGGCGAAAATAAATTAGGTTCAACAGGAGGACACAATGAGTTATCAAGAAGCAATGACAGCATTAAATAACGGCAGTCTTGTAAAAAGACGAGGCTGGCCAGTATGGTTAGAGCGCAATGACAACGGTATTATTCAAGTCATTAGCGATGATTATGAAGCAGTTGAGTGGCATCCATTGCCTAATGATTTAACTGCAAGAGATTGGGTTATAAAAGGAGCTTAATATGGACAAAGATAAACCTATTGATAATAATAAACGTATTGAAACATTATTTCAAATTGACTCAGTTAGTAATATTAGCGAAACTGATGATCCTAATGTTGGTGAAGCAGCTATTGGGTATATATTCGCATTTAATACTAGTATTCCTGAGTTAGCATTCTCATTTGCTGAGTTTCTAAAAGCACTTGATAAAGACGGAGATGCTGTAAAGCAAGTTGACAAATCACAATTTAACAAACCAGGTTCAGCATTTATTGCATTACTTAAACAGTATTATGAATTGACTACGGCGGTATCAGAATAATGGATGATAAAGAGCATGTATTATTATCACCATCTACATCACATAGATGGTTAGAATGTACACCAAGTGTATATTTAGAAGCAATCGAGTTTCCTGAAAGTGAAACTAGTATTTATGCTGAAGAAGGTACTGAAGCTCATTTATTAGCACAATTAAAATTGTCATACATGTTAGGTCAAATATCACCATCAGTGTATAGTACTAAATTTGAAATCTTTATCAATACTTCCAAATATTATACTGCTGAGTTTAATGAGTTTGTAAATGACTATTGTCAAGAAGTTATGGACATTATCAAAAAAGACTATGAAGGTATTGAGGTAGAAGTATACCTTGAAACTAAAGTTAATTATGATGATGTAGTGCCTGAAGGTTCTGGAACTAGTGACGTAATTATTCTTGGTCCAGATTTTGTTCACATTATTGATTTGAAATACGGTAAAGGTGTTCCTGTTAGTGCAATAGGCAACCCTCAGCCTAGATTATATGCGTTAGGTGCTCTTAAAACTTTTCGCTTAAAAGGTTTATTCAAAATCGCACGAATGACTATTATTCAACCGAGACTTTATGACAAGTCTACTGATGAAATGTCAGTAGCTGACTTAAATGACTGGGCTATTAACTATGTGAAGCCAAGAGCGGAATTGGCATTTGCTGGTAAAGGTAGTCTAGTACCGGGTGAACATTGCAGATTTTGTAAGCGAAAAGGAAAATGTGATGCGTTAGCTCAAGCTCAATTTGAAGCAGCGAAAGCTCAATTTGAAGTTGCTACAGTTGAGACTCCATCTGGTCTTGCAATACTTGAGCCACATCAAATGACACCTGAAATGCTAGGTCAAATATTAACTATAGCACCTAGCTTCATAGCATGGTTTAGTGATGTTGAAAAGTATGCTAAAGCGGCTATGATACGTGAAGATCTAAAAGTACCGGGTTTCAAAGTTGTTAAAGGTCGAAGTAACAGAATTATTACAGACAAAGCTGCAGTTGCTGAAATACTAAAAACTAGCGGTTTTAGTGAAGATGATTACTTATCTCCACGAGAATTATTAGGTATAACAGCACTCGAGAAAAATGTGGGCAAGAAAGTATTTGATCACATAGCTGGTGATTATGTTATTAAACCTGAAGGAGCATTAACTGTTGTGCCTGAAAGCGATAAGCGTGAAGCAGTTGATGCTAGTAAGTACAGACTCTCTGGGCAAGAGTTTGATATTGAAATTAAGTCTGAAGAAGACTAACTAGAAAAGGAGACTATCATGTCAAACAACGTCTTAAATGAAACACAAGTAGTAACTGGTGAAGTGCGTTTATCGTACGTAAACTTATTCGAAGCTCGCAAAATTAGCGAAAAAGACAAAGAAGCTAAATACTCTGTCACAATTTTAATTCCAAAGAATACTGCCGATGGTAAAAAGACTATCGAAAATATTCAGAAAGCTTTTGCCGAAGCTGCTAAAAAAGGTGCATCAAAGCATTTTGATGGTAGAATTCCAACTAATCTTTCTAACATATGGACACTTAGAGATGGCGATACTGCTGTAAATGACCTAGATGAACTAAAGAAAGAAAAGAACCCTGAATTAGCAGGCAACATGTACATTCGTTTATCAACAAAGTTTAAGCCAAAAGTCTTAAATGCCCAAAGACAAGAAATACTCAATCCAATTGAAGTATATTCTGGTATGTATGGTAAAGTCTCATTATCATGCTATGCATTCTCAGGAGATGGAAGACGTGGCTTAAGTGCAGTGTTAAACAACGTCATGATTACTCGTGATGGTGAACCATTAACATCAATGTTAACTGGCGACGAATTCGAAGACTAATCTAGCTTGAGCGCCATTTTGGCGCTCTTGCTTATTCTAGAGCTATACTACCACTCCTTCAGTATAGCTCTAGACTAAGCAAACGAGGTGAAAGATATGTCAATCAAAGAAGAAACAGCATTGCAACAGCGTATACAAACGCTTATTAAAAAACGACCAGGTAGTTATATTCCTAAAAAGAATCATGGTAATATGATTACTATAACTGGCTTACAAGATCTTCCTTTTACATATAAAGGCTATTCTGTTTATTTCGAAGTTAAGACTCCTGAAGCATATGCAACTGGTAAAGCAGTATCAGAAGAGCAAGGAATACATTGTAGATTAGCTCGTAAAGCAACCGCACTTACTGCTATTATTTGGAACACTGAACAAGTAACTTTAATATTAGACGAACTAGACCGCTGTACTAAACTCGGCTTATCACCACAGAAATGCTACAATTTATGGATGAGTTTTTTGAAAGAAGAGGTCTAGACGATGGCACAAAATACTAGTATTACTTATAAAGAATATAACATTGAAAAGCGAACACCTGAGCAACAATTAGCAGAACAATTATTGTTGGCACGTAAGCATTTTGTATTAGGGTTTGAGCCAGGTAAAGGCAAATCTTACCCAGTTATACATGCTGTATTAGAAGTCCAGCGACTTAAAAAACGTCCTATTAATGTACTAATTATGTCAGATGCTGCAACAATTACTCATATGTGGAAAGCTGAAATTATGCCACAATCTATCTTACCAAAAGAGACTTATTTTGTTACAGATAGACTAGCAATTGGTACAGTTAAGGAAGCCTTAGTAAAAAAGACTTGGGATGTTATTGTCGTAGACGAATGTCAATCATTACGTTCAGGTGTTACTAGAGCTAAATCTCAATATGCTAAATTAGTATATGCTCTAACTAAACGTACTGAGTATGTTTTTGGTATGACTGGTACGCTATCTGGTAATAACAATATTGAACCTTGGTGTATATTACATAACTTAAATGTAGCTGGTATGGGTAGAATTGACCCTCGTACTTTTAAGAATACTTTCTGTAATTTAGAATTACAATATGGACCATTTGGCAATTTTATGAAACCAACTAGTCTTAACCAACGTGGCGATGAGTTATTAACTAAAGCTTATGACGATGGTGTTATGTTTTGGGAATATAGCGATGCTGATGAAATGCCACCACTTGAAATCGAAGTAGTAACCTTTAATGTAAACACAACACCTGAATATACTAATGCTTTGAATGGTATTCTTAAATTAGGTGAATATGAAAATACTATCATGAAAGCTACAGCTATTCAAAAAGCACAGCAAGCACTTAATGGCTTTATATATTACGACGACTTAGGAAAAAGACAAACTTATGAAGTTGCCGCATATTACAATCCTAAGTTACCATATGTAATATCTATGTACAAGAATGAACCATTAATCATTGGCTATCGTTTTCAAGAAGATGGTAACAGTATATTATACACCTTACGTGAACATAATATCTCTTATACTACTGATATAACTGAGTTTAGAACTACCGATAAATATCAAGTGTTAGTATTACAATGTTCTCGTGGTAAAGCTGCTAATTTACAAAAAGCTACTGGTGGTGTAATCTATTATAGTATGGACTTTAGCTTTATTTCATATAAGCAGTTTATACATAGAGTTTGGCGACGTAACCAAACTAAACCCATAAAAATTACAGTATTAATAAATGATACTTCTGACAAGTATAAAGTTGAACAGAATATTTGGAACTCGATGGTTAAAAAACAAAGTATTCATGATATGTTAATGGCGATTAAGCAGAAAGGAATGTAATTATGGACTTTACTCAATTTTGTTATGCATTTCCACATGCTACTTTTCTTAAAATAGTACCATTTGATCCTGCTGAATTAACTGATGAAGAATTACGTAAAAAGAATAAGCAGCCAATAACCTCTTTAAAAGAGCCATTAAATATAGCACAAGCTCACAATTGGGTTAGTCATGGTGGACGTCTAGGTTGGATCGTACCAAAAAACTATATTGTTATTGATATTGATAACAAAGACAATCCACGTAGTTCTGAAATAGTAGAAAAGCTTCTTGCTAATCATAGCATTAAATACTTTTCTAATCATTCTAAACAAGGTACTCATTTTATATTTAAAAATGAGCAACCAGCTATGCAAAAGAAAGCACAGTTTCAAGGGTATATTAATCACATAGGTATTCAATGTGATGGTCGTGGTGATAATAAAGGTTATATTATTCTTCCAGTCAATGATGAAGAAATTGGTCGTCGTTGGGGTAACTGGGAAGAAACCATCAAAGCAGAACAAGATCAATTAGGTGTTGTTATTAACTCATATGAAATTGATGACTTACCATTCTGGCTTAGACCAATGCGCACTATCAAAAAATCAGATGTTAGCTTCATTGACATGCCAGAAGGTAGTGGTAATGAAGCTTTATTTAAGTTACGTGGTGCACACACTATACCTAATTTAATAACTGCTGAAGAGTCAATTGAATGTTTACGTATTATCAACTGGGAAATATGGGAAAAGCCCATGTCTCAAGAAATCTTCGATGCTACAGTTGCTAGACCTTTAGATAAGACGTATGAGAATATGCAGTCTTTAACTGGTAGTGGTACTACTGAAAAGAAGTCATGGTTACCAGTTGCTCAAAAACTAATCGCTGAACAAAACTTAATTGCGGTTGGCGATTATGTATATAAGTGGAATGAAGGTATTTATGAAAGGTTATCAATAAATGAAGTACACGAATTAATTCATAAGTATGGTGACAAAGAAGCCACTCGTTCACAAAGACAAGAAGTTATTGAGTTTATTACTGTTGAAAAACAAATTAACCCGCTTATTCTAGACCAAGAGTATTCATGTATACCAGTACAAAATGGCTATTTAGATTTATACAATTTAGAACTAATTGAACCAAGTAAAAATCAGTATAATACTGTTAAAGTTAATATTCCATTTAATGAGAATTGCTTATATAGCGAACGTATTGATGACTTTATGAAGTTTATATCAAACGGTAATATAGATGTTATAAATCAGCTATATGAGATTGCAGGGTATAGCTTACTGCGTCGTAATAACTTTCATAAGTTCTTTGTTATCGTAGGTCCTGGTGGATCAGGTAAGTCTACTTATGCTAATTTATTACGTAAACTATTTCCACCTAAACTAGTATCTAAAGTTGGCTTATCACAATTTGACCAAGATTATCATTTGTCAACTTTAATTGGGTCAATGTTGAATATTGACGATGATGCTAGTAATGAAAAGATACTAAAAGATGCTGGACGATTTAAGTCTATTACTGCTGGTCAACCAGTACTAGTTAGACCTATTTATAGTGAGCCATTGGAATTAATTTGTATGGCAACAGTATTAGTCCTATCTAACTCTATGCCTAAAATACAAGATGACTCTGAAGGCTTGTATAGACGCTTAATGTTGATTGAATTGACTAATAAAATTAAAGAACCTGACAGAGACTTTGATCATAAAATTACTGATTTAGATATGGAGTATTTCTTATATAAATCAGCAGAAGCTATTCATAAAGTACTTCGTCGTGGTAGATTTACTATGGAAGAGACTGAAGAAGTCTTAAAGCAAAAGTTCAAAGTACAACAAAGTAGTATTAACAAGTGGTGTCAACTAGAACATATAACTGTTGATAGACTACTTAATAATGGTATGAAAGTTATCTATAGTGAATACAAAGAATGGTGCACTTTATGCGGATATAACGCGTTTAATTATGGTAACTTTACTGAAGCTATGATTAAACAATATAAACTAGTATTACATTATGATACTGGCTTGAAAGATCAAGTTATTACAGGTAGTGATTTCCCATTAGATTATTGCGCATTTGACCAAAGCCTAAGAAGCTATTATGAATGAGGTGACTAATATGAAAATGAAATTTTTTGACTATGAAACTTATCCAGAGTGGTGGTGTGTAGTAGTCTCTGATGAACAAGACTCATATAAATCAAAAGTTTACGACTATCGATTTACTCCTGAAGAAGAAGCTGAAATTAAGTCAAAAATGCGAGTATATACATCTGATGATGGTATAGACGGTATTAAAGCTATGCTTATTGATACTTCCAAAGGTGTACTAAGTGGTTATAATTCTAAACGCTTCGATTTGATTATACAAAAATGTGTAGCAAACCATTTTACACCAAGACAGATTTATATAGCTTCTCAAATTATCACCGACAAACATTTCTACCCAGATGAAATGCAAGTTAGTGAAAATGAAATTAAGCGTATATCACAATATGTAACTGGTTGGCAAGCTAAATGGCAAGGTATGGAAGCAACTCAAGATTTAATGGATGACTCAAATGGTGGCTTAAAAGATAAAGAAGCCTCCTACGGTATGGACATTAGAGAAACTACAGTACCATTTGGTAAAATGGACTTAACTAAGCAAGATAAAGAAGACATTATATATTATTGTAAACATGACGTATATGCTTTACATGTTCATTATGCCTGTGTAGCACAACCTTATATTGAAACTAAATTAGACTTAGCTGAAACAAATGATATAGCGCCTAAAATAGCATATGCTTCTACTAATGCAGTATTAGTAGGAAAAGTACTAGGTGCTGAACGAGTACATGGTACTAAGATTACTGATCCAACTATCACTATTTATGAAAAGCCGCTTAACGACTATATTTATAAGTGGGTGCCAAAAGAAGCAAGAGACCATTTATTAACTTCACAACGAGCTAAGATATTCTACTTATTTGGTAATAAAGTTAGTACAGCAGACGGTGGCATTCATTCAACAATTGTATTACCTACGCCAGATGCTGTAGTTTATGCAGAGTCTAGTGAATATTATGGCTTATATAATATTGACTTATCTGGCTGTCATCCATCTGTTATGGTGTTTGCTGGTGCAATGCCAAGAAGTATTAAAAAACCAGAAGTATTTGTTGACTCAGTGTTAGGTAGAAGAAAACTGAAAGAAAAGCCAAAATCTACCTGGACTAGCAAAGAAAAGAAATATGTTAGAGGTATTAAACTTGTACATAATACAACATTCGGTGCTTCTGGTAATAAAAACTTGCCATTATATGATGACTATATGCGTTCTAAGATTTGTAGAGTATCTCAATTAATTGTTATGGCAGTATCTATGGACTTATATACTAATATACCTAATGTTCGTATTTTGCAAACAAACACTGATGGTATTCTACTTTATATGCATAAGCAATATATACAAAAAGCGAAAGCCATTATTAAAGCTTTCGAAGATTTAAGTAATTTCGTATTCTCATTTGATGAAGATGCTAGAGTTTGGCAATTTAATGTAAATAATTATATTGCTATTGATATTCATGGTGTCGATAAAACTAAAGGCAAAACATTCGTTACTGATATATGGCAGCCTGGTACTAATAAAGTTAGACCACTTGGTTATCATGTGTTAGCTAAAGCACAATATGAGTTCTATGTTAATAAGACCAATCCAATTCAATATCTATTAACTCATACTGCTATTGCCGATTTTGCAATGAATGCTACCAAAGGTCCATCATATTATGGTATGATACATAGTATTGATGGTGAAGTTTATGAATTAGGTAAAGTCGCTAGAATAGTCGCAGTTACTAATGAGCGTTATGGTGAAGTTCGTAAATTAAAAGATGGCGCTAAAGATTTAGTAGCTAATTGTCCGCCGCATGCTTTATTAGTTAATGATAGTTTAGACAATTATTACTTAAAAGGTGGTTTTGCCGACAGAGCTATTTGTAATAAAGTTACTGGTGAATGTGAATTATTAGACATGCTATTCTATGCTAAGCTTTTAGAAAGAACTTTAGACAAAGAATGGTATAAATTGAAAGATGGCGAATTGACTCCGACTAATGAGTTCAATTTGAGTAGTTTGTGAGGTGATTAAATATGTTAGCTGATTATGGTAGAAAATTTCCACAAGAGTTTGACAATAAAGAGCAATGCTTACAATGGTTAAAGAATAAGCAACTTGGCACTATTCGTTCAATCACATTACTATCAAAACATGATGATTGGATGGTTGTCAGAGTCCCTATTACTAATGAGAACATTGAAATTCATGGTGAACAAAATGAAATAGCTTGGCTACATTTACAATTAGTACGTAACCAAATGTATTCGACTAAATAAGAGAGGAGGCGATACTATGGAAGAGCTTGATAAAAATGAAGTTGTCGAAGATTTAGATGATGACTTCTTAGATGCTACACTAGAAGATGATTTAGAGAACTTACTAGAAGATTTTGAAGAAGAGCAAGTTAATATAAGTGAGCCAGTTGTCAATAGACATCCAAATACATCTTTTGGTCGATATCTAAATGATATAGAGCAATTCGATCGTATTTCGCCAGAACAAGAAATTGAATTGTCTAAATTAGTACAAGCGGGACTTATGGCTAAAGCTGAATTAACTGATGATAATAAAACTGAATTATTACCAATTATTCAAGCTGGCGATAAAGCTCGAGAAGACTTTATCAATGCTAATTATAGACTAGTAATTGCTATTGCTAAAAAATATCAAGGCGCTATAACACCTGCATTAACTATGATGGACTTAATACAAAGTGGTAATCTTGGTTTAATGACTGCAGTAGAAAGATATGATTATACTAAAGGTTGGAAGTTTTCTACATATGCTACATATTGGATCAAGCAAGCATTACGCAGAGACCTTGCTAATACTGCTCAAACAATTAGAATACCAGTACATGTTCATGATTGGTTAAGTCGTATTCATGGTTTAGAAGTACGCTATGGTGATTTAGCGACTCCAGAGTTCTTAGCAGAGACTATTGAGTTACCTCTTTGGAAGATTGAAAAGCTACTGCGTATTCGTGCTGAAATGGGTATAATCTATTTAGATCGTAAATTGCCAGTTAGTGAGGAAGATACTCCATTAATGGACTTAATCAGTAGCCCAGTATTATCACCAGAACAAGTTGAATTAGAAAGCACTTTGCAAAAATATTTAATGACTATATTAAATAAATTGTTAACTGATCGTGAACTATATATTATTACAAGACGATATGGTCTATTAGATAATAAGCCACGTACACTAGAGTCTATATCACATGAATTCGGTTTAACTCGTGAACGTATTAGACAAATCGAAGCTAATGCTATGCGAAAGTTAAAGCGCAATATTGTTCAAAAAGAACTTCGCGATATCATATACTTATCACATTAAATAGGGTAAATTTGCCCTATTTCTTTTTTATCATCTACTATTAATCATTTTAGGATATATCTGAAAGATTTGATTGATTGCCCTATTAATTATATTAAGATGATAATCAATTGACTATTAGGATGGAAAGAATTATCTTAAAGTCAATATCTAGACAATTTCATATTCAATTATGATAAAAAGGGCGCTTAGTAATTAAGCGCCCTTTTTCTTTTAGTTAACGAAACCTTTAGTTCCTTTATACACTTTTTCATAACCTAGTTTTCTCAGAGTTGTAAATAAATCTGGGTCATTTGTGTAATACATATGTCCAGCATCTAGCCATGCAGAGACTTTAGCAATAGTTGAATTCTTACTAAATATCTGGTCGAGTGCATTGCTAATTTCAGTTGGTGTCATCTGTGAATAAGTCTTCTTAGCATATGTGTTATTAGCAGTTAACACTTTATAGGCTGCTTGATTAGCATAGAAATCAGTCAAGTCGTCAGCATTTAGTTCACCATACAATTTATTAATTTTAGCAGTTTGCTTTGGCGAAGTCTTGAAAGATACACCATTGATACGATAAGTCCCATTAAGCTCTTCTTTATTTAGTCCATACACTTCAGTATCTTTTTGCAATTGAGATTTAGTTACTACTTCAATGTATGGAATAGCTCTATGTACGATGTCCCAGAAAGTGCCATCACTATCACCAGTATATACATTAGTTCTCTTTGGTACATTAAATGCTTGGCCTAAGAAAGGTAGTCTAACAACTGCTTTTTGGAAAGTAGTATTTGTTCGATAAGTACCAGTATAAGTCATACCACTAATATATCTAACCATCGAAGGTATAAATGATAATGCGATACTTTGTGTCTGATACTTGCCCCATTCAAACCAACCTTTAGGTGAGTTAGCATCCATTTGTAATAGATCAGTGAAGAAGAAGCCATCTATTAGTGGTTCAAGCATTGCATCTAAGCTAGTTGTCAAGTCTTTTGTTTGTAGTGTCTTAATAAATGCCGCACCAGCTAAAGCAGATGAGCTACCAAAAATAGTAGATACATCTATACGCAAGTTGCCAATTTGTAATTTAGGTGTTCCCCAGTCATCATCTTCTAAAGAGATATAACCAAGCGCTGCTAATATTGCACCAAAACCAAAAGCAAGTGTACCAATAATACCAGCACCAAAGTCTCGTCTTACTAAATATGTAGCAAGTTCTGGTGATATTTGAGCTTCACCTTTTTGCCAAGCTTGTTCTCTTAGTATAATTTCATTTTCTAATTTAGTTAGTCTAACAATAGATTGACCTAGTCCAACTGGTGAGTAACGCATAGCTGCTTTAAACCAGTTCCAGCTAGCAGTAGCAAATGGCATAATAAGTTTATATGCAGCCCAAGCAGTTTGAGAATGTTGAGTTAACCATTGTTCTATATGGCTAAAGAAGTTGTCACTATGCATATAATCGCTCGTAGCCAAAGCAAAGGCATTAGCTATATCTTTCATAACTGCAGTATCAATACCTTGTTTAATAGAGCCATCTTCATTTAAGTGATGATTGGTCTCAGCTAACATTTTACCTAAATATCTAATAGCAGCAGCTCTAACAAAGTTTTTATCGCTCAAACGGTCCATTAAGAAGCTATGAATTTGATTAAGTAATTTATTATTAAACATAGAGCTTGAATAAAATTCATTATATACCGCGTGTAATATCATATCTGATAATAAGTCATTATGATCTGCTGCTTTATGGCGTAGAATTTGTGATGGGTTATATTTAGATAAATGGTCTAATGTTTCATCAAAGAATCCACTTTCTATGAATTGAGTTGTAATAAAATCTTGAATTTCAGTAGTTACTTTAGCATTCATTTTATATTGTATAGTAGTATTCTCAGTTTTAGCAGTTAGGGCTGGAAAGAACGCATTACCAATTTTAGTAGCAATACGATTTAAACCAGATAAAGCAAAGTTAGATGTAATATTACGTATCCAAGTCATTGGTCCACTAACCATACTCATACTTCTAATTGCTGCAACTTTACGAAGTGCTGATACTTGTTTTGGAGTAGTAGTATCTAAAAGTTCAGCTTTTATTTCATGAATAACTTCAGATAAGTTGATAGTATCTCCACCATCAAGTGCTTTGTCTAATCTGTTTTTTTGCTCATCAGTCAATTCTAAATTAAACTCTCTAAATAGTGCACTAGCAATAAGCACGGATGGGTTTAATTTTTCTTTTACTTGTTTAACTAATGACAATAAAGTACCAGCAGAGGTTTGAACACTCTTTAAGAATGCACCTAGTTGTTGTTTTAAGTTAGGATTCATTGCACCAAATAGTGTTTCACTCTTATTATAGATATATGCTAATATAAAGAATCGAGTAGCTTCAAATGTTTGCTTAGCAGTTCCAGTATCATTAATATAAGCATGAATTAACCAATCAGTAACGTCTTCTATTTCACTTAAAGTCATAGCAGCTAATTCAGCAGCATGTTCAGTGTAGAATTCACTTGCAATATGAACATTTTGCATAGTTTGTACACTATCAGCCATATATTTTACTTTTGATCTAGTTTGCTTATTCCAAGTATGGTTTAAGATAGCTAATAATTTAGGATTGATTTCGCTTGGCCCAGTAATTGTAAATGATTGCTTTTCAATTTTAGTATTATATGTAACATTAATTTTGCTGCGTAAAGTAGCACCTTCTTTTATAGCTTTTTCTCTAGCTTTGAGCTTAGCTTCGCGTTCAGCTAATTTAGCATTTCTCTCATTTAGTTTAGCAATACGTTTTGCAATAGCTTCTTTATTCTTTTCTAACGCTTTTGCTTCTTGTTGAGCTTTGTTTAAGCGCTTAATTTCAGCAGCTACTTTATCTGATAATGCAATCAACGCGTCTTCTGACAGATTAGTATATGCGGCTGTATTTATTCTAGAACCAGTAGTACTAAACTCAATTAAGTCTTTTACTTCAGTAGGTAGATTATTATATGTCACTTTTGAACCAGCTAACTTTTGAATTAATCGTCTAGTTCTATTGCGTAAACCATCTTTAGCAATCTTTATTGCGCCAAGATCTCTATCAATAACTTCAGTTTCTATTAATGGTACAGCACCTCTATCTTCAGCTAAGATATAGTTAATTAAATTGTCAATATCAACATCATCTAATTCTGAAATAGCTTCTAATACATCCTTGTCAGCTTCATACTCGTCTTGTGTAGTAGGTTTAGTTATATCAGATAATTCCAATTCGT